GATTCATCTCCGCCAAAGTCAACATATCCCATTAAATGTGAAGTAGTAGCAGTACCAGTAGACTTATATGTAGTTGCAATTCTTGACGTAAAGGTTGCAGAAGTCCACTGAGCATCTCCAGCGTCTAAACGAACTTCATTAGTACCTGAATCATAAGTTAATGTTTTACTGCCAAGCGTTACTCCACCAGCCGTATATCCAGTTCCAGTAATTTCATTTGTAGCATCATTAAAAAAATCATCAGTATCTTGATTAGGTACATAAGTAGACGTATGAAGCGCAGTTTTAATTGTATCAGTAATCCAATCAATTCTGTCAGCAGCAGTAGCGCCCCACTGATCTTTAACTCCAAGCCCATACCATTTAGCGGTAACGGCGATTGTCTCCTACCTCCCTTCAAGAAACAGGGGGCTCTTTTCAGAACCCCCCGTTCTCAAAATTATTATCATTATGGTAAAGTAATTTCCTCGACGCTATCATTAATATCAGCATAAAGCCCACGTCGAGCACGTCCTACTTGCTGGCCCTCCACAAGTCTTGAAATATCAGGCGGGCCAATGTCAATTCTAAGATCATGATGGACAAATTCCTTCATCTTCTGACGCGGGAAAATAAAGTAACAAATACCAGCCGTTACTCCTGCATAAGCATAACTTTTTGCGCCATTAGTAATTGTTCCACCATTATAATAAATAATAGCGTCTACAGGAACTCTTGCAAGCGGATTACCCTGAGCATCACGTACAGGCGTAAGAAGTGCATCCTCAATTTGGAACCTGTCCGCCTCATTAGCAAGAATTACACTAGGAGTCCTCTGAGGAGTAGCTTGCACCGCAGTAGAATAAGCATTTCGGAAAGTAATAAGCGTCTTTTCCTGAAGCGTTGCTCCTGTAGCATCTGCCGCAGTTTGGTTAGCAGCAGCATACGAGAAAGCAATAACCGGAGAAAGATGAAGGTGGTTAAGAAGCATATTATAAGCCCGACCAAAAGCGCGGTTATTTAAAGTAATATCCCACGTTCGGTCAAACTCAATCATATCTTCAGTCCACTCAAAACCAGCAGCATAAGTCTGAATTCCGACAGAAGCCGGGACACCCTTAGCGAGCGTACCGAAAACTACCTCGCCACCTTCAAACTTCTCAAGGAAAACTACATTTCCTTGAAGAGTATTTTCATTAAGTTGAACAACTCCCCCAGGAAACGGCCCTGGAATAGCCTCATAAACAGGGCCATAAAGGAGAGGCACTTCAGCAAGACCAAATTCAACATCGACCCTTACTTTCTCAAGAAGATCCATAGATCCTTGAGCAGTAGTAATCATTTCTGAAATGGTCTTTAAAAGCTCAATTTGAGGAATTTCATCCAGAACTTTTTGTTTCTGATCATTCATTTCCTCAATTGAGTAAATACGAACACTTCCCTGAACAGGACTTTGAATGATACGAGGCTGATAAAGCCTGTTGAGTAAATCTATATATTCTTTGCTCATTTAACTTTATCCTCCTCGGTTATGCGAAGTTAATAATCGCGCTAACAACAAGCTTGCCATTAGGCATAACAAGAACCAAATAATAATCATTCGTACCTGTGTGGGTAATATTAATATCAATATCACCATCGGCCTCAGAAATAAAATGAGCCGCCTTATCTGCAACCACTTCAATTGCTAAACCATCTGTACCAATTACAAATCCACCTGAAGGCACAGTAGCAGTAATTGAATTACCATTAGCATCGTCAGAAAGATAACCAAATACACTTCCGTGAACAGCAAGATCAACACCATCTGCATCCTTAAGCTGAACACCAACATTAATTACGTTAGCAGCTTCAGCGCCAATTACAAAAGATGCCGTAAACGCTACACCAGAAGCTACTGCGCCCCCACCACCATCATTTAAAACACGAATAGCGCAATAATCATTTGCGTCTACATCTTCTTCTACTTTACAAGCCGGTGCGTCACCAGCCGTAGCAGGAGTAGCTTGAAGGTTAGTATCGCCTCTCTGAAAAACCGTAGGATCGGCCCAATAAAGAAGTGAACCTTTAACAGCAGCAAGAGCCGCCGGAATTTTTACATACCAAATTCGCTCTGCGGAAATTTCCATATCCATAGTGCGAACAGTATCAGCGGCAACTAAACTATCAAGTGCAATTCCGTTCCAACCGCCTACTCGGTATAAATCACCAAAGCTAATTATACCCGCAGGAAAGGTAACTCCACCCTGCGTAGCTCGACCATCATGCTTGAGTTGGCCCATTTTATTCTCCTAACCTATTTCTTACTTTTGGGCGAAGACTTTTTAGAAGTAGAAGAGAAATCATCCTCTTCCTCTTCATCAACAGCATAAATAGTTACAGCCGCTTCGCGATCTACAGTAGCAACGTCAGCGCCATAATTATCAGAAATTAATGCTTTATTAGGATGACTGGAGACAGGAACCAGCCGTCCAGCAGAAGTTCGTGGATCAGGAGAACCATAAGCAGGAGGGCCAAGAACAATAGGATTTAATTCCATATCTTGAAGTTCCTCCGTTACATTAGGATTTAACTTTTTAGAAGGAGCACTAGCCATTACGCTCTCCCTCCCTTAACTACACGAATATTGGTATTTTCATAACCAGGCTTAAGCTCTCTTTCTTTCCGATTATCTTTCTTACCATCCGGGAGATTAGCTCCACCTTGTTCATCCATCTCTTCAACCATTTTACGAAGAGCCTCATCCTTTTCAATGAATTTATCAACCATTTCAGAAATGACTTTTTCGTCATCTTCAAGATTAGAGAAATCTTGCTCAGCAAGAATAACACGCTTCACAAGAATTTGAGTATTCTCATCCTTGAATTTCTTTCCAATAGCTTCAGTCAGAAGCTTCTCTTTAGTAACCTTGCCAAGATCTTTAACCTTAGAAATTGCAGTCTTAACAATTTCTAAAAGATCAGCATTCTCATCAATACTAAAGGCAGTCCTAATTTCAGTAAGAAGTTTTGAGCTAGCTTCAAGAGGCTCTTGAGCAGTTTCCATTTCAGTAACTTTAGTCTCAAGATCCTTCTTAGCCTTGCCTTCAATTTCTTTTACAAGAAGAGGGTTATGCTGCCTAAGCTCATCTTCAGTAAGAGCCGCAATATCTTTAGGCTCCACAGAATTACCTCCTTGATTTTCCATTTCAGCAGTAACAGCAACAACCTTTGCTGCCATTCCAGCCTTTCCAGGTCTAGACCAATCAATACTTTCTAATTTAAATTCCCTTACTTCTACGCCTCCTTTAATTGGACGCAATAATGCTTTACCACGAATTGAAACAGAATTTGCTGCTTTCCTTTTTAGGAGTTCCCGGATTTTAGCCCCTGGTAAATTATATCCCTTGACAAAAGCTGTTACTTTCTCTGAAGTAACGCTTAAAGTTGATTTAAGCCATCTAGTTTGAGGCTCAGGAAATGTCCAGGCATCGTCTTCCGGCTTAATATGACCTAAATAAGCCACTACAGGATCGTCCGAGGAATTAATTTGTTCAACAACTCCTTTCAGAGTGTCAGGACTGTAATACCTCTTATTAGACGACCAACCAGATTCAATTGCGACAGTAACAAACTGAGGAGCGGTATCACCCTCTGTAATTTCGCTAATCAGAGACGGGTCTATATGAACAAGTTGTCCTACATTTTGACCCATCTCCATAATGCTGCATTTTAAATCATCAAATACTTCTACAAAAGTTTCAGGCATTTTAATTACCTCTTTTGAAGGCCCTGCCTGGGAGGTCGAATAGTTTTCTTACCAGAATTAGGAGCAGTAGCACGATCAGCAAGAACAGTTGAAGGATTAACAGGCCCAACAAGATCAATATTTGTAGTAGTAATTACATCTGCCCCAGGTTGTGTAATTCCAACAGCAGGGTCATCTCTCATAAACCTGCGAATTGAAGCTTTACCATCTTGCGGGCCAGGAACTAATCCCTGAAAACCAGGCCGACCAACATTTTTTGAATCTTCGGAAGTAAGAACTTTTACGCTCTGAGCTTTACTACCAGCTTTCACGCTGGTATTATCATTCTTCCTGGCACGTCCTTTCTTACTATAAGTGCCGAGACTTTTAGGCTTTGCCATTATGCCGCCGCCTTTGGATAGCTAATAATATTTTGG